CCGGCTCGGCTCGGATGCCGGAGCCGCCGACCTGGCCGCAGGCGGCGTAGCCGCTCAGGCCGCAACGAATACCTACACGGTCGGCGTAATCGTCGCCGACGTAATGCGACGGCTCGACTCGACAAACCTTCGGGTCCTCCGCTCGGCTGAGGACGCCTACAGGTCAACGATCGCCGAGGCTGTCGAACAGGTCGCGGCCGGGACTATGACCCGGCGTGAGGCGACACAGGCCGCCCTATGGCGGTTTGCCGACCAAGGCGTAACCGGCTTTCGGGATTCGGCCGGGCGAGCGTGGGACCTAGCGTCCTACGCCGAAATGGCAACTCGAACCGGCGTCGCTCATGCGTCGATCGCGGGCCACCTAGAAACCCTCACGGCCCATGACCATAACCTCGTGGTCGTCTCGTCAGACGGCCGCGCGTGTCCGGTCTGTGAACCGTGGGAGGGCGAAGTCCTGGCGATCTCGGGCGAGAGTGAATACTCAAGCGTCGAGGACGCGCGTAGCTCGGGTCTGTTGCATCCTGGCTGTCGCCATTCGCTCGAAGCCTACTTCGAGGGCTTCACCCCGACCAAGGAAACGAACCCGGAGCTTTACCCGACACAGAAACAGGCCGAGGACGGTTACGCGGAGCGCGAACGTCTCCGCTACCTAGAGCGTCAGGTCCGAGCCTCGAAGCGTCGTGAGGCCGCGGCGATTGACGACAAGGCCGCCACGGCGGCACGAGCCCGAACGCGCGCCTATCAGGCCAAGATTCGGGAACACGTCTCCCAAACCGGCCTTATCCGGCAGCGTCACCGCGAACAGATCAGCCGCGACGCGCGGCTACGCCAGACACCCCCCGAACCGAAGCCCGTCGAGCCAACCCTTCCCGAGTGGGCTAGGGGCGGCGCGATCGAAAAGGCGCGAGCCGCTTTCAAGGCTGACGGCGGGTTCTTGCCATTGACAGACGCCAATGGTAAGATTAGGGAGGATGCATGGCGCGACTATCGGAATCCTGACGGTTGGATACGGGCGAGCGGCGCCCCGTCCGAGCGCGCCCTGGCGCACCTTGACCACGTTAAGGCCGTCGGCGGCAACATCGCGGCCGAGATCGACCGTCGGTCCGGCGGCTACTACGGCAAGCTCGACAAGGCACAGGCCACCTTCGAGGCGGCCCGAGTGAAGGCCAATAAGGCCCTTGGGGCTTTGTCCAAGGCATCCGGGGACCCCGTCAAGTACGAGGCGGCCCTGGCTCGGTATCAAAAGCTGTCCGACGCGTCGAGTAAGGCGGTCGGCGAGTTTGTCGAGCTTAAGAAAGCCTATCCGTCCGAGACGGTTCGGGAAGTCCTAGCCGAGCTTCGGCCAATGGGCGGCGAGCTAGACCTTCGGGAAATCGAAATGGGAAGGCTCGTCAAATCCGAGGACGATCGACTAACCGCGGCCAGCGGGTTCTACCCGCGCGACTGGCTCGGCCGTAGTAACGCCTTCGAGACGCCGCTAAGGCTGTCTGACGGCGGAACTAACCCGATGCGTGACCGTGGCTTTTACACGCCGACGAACGGAACTATTGTTATTGCCGACGAGCCGACGAACGCCGTTCACGAACTCGGACACCGCATGGAATCGACCAACCCCGACGTTACCAAATCCGAATGGGCCTTTTGGCACCAACGGACCGAGGACGAGGAAACCCGACCGCTCGTAGAGCTAAAGCCTGGCTCAGGCTACGGCCCCGACGAACGCGGTCGGAAGGACGAGTTTTCGGAGGTTTACATGGGTAAGACATACGGCGATCAGCCGTCCTCAAGCTACGAGTTGTTGACTATAGGAATGGAGAACGTCAAGGGCGGTCGGTTCTACCTTGACGCCGATTACCGTAATTGGCTACTCGGGACGCTAGGTCTACTGTGAGTTACGTTCAAGTCCGCGGCTACCTACACGGCGGCGAAGTGCCGTTTACGGTCCGCTGGCAGGATGGCGAATGGTCCGGCTTCGCGCCGGTACTCGCCATGATCGAGGCCGCCAAGGGCGAGCCGGTCAGCTTGACGCCGACCGGACCTACCGTACCGGCCGACTCCGCACGAGCCGCGGCCTTCCTGGCCGCGCTCCCGTTTGAGCGCGTCGAGTCTTACGAGACGGATATTCCGCTCGAAGTCGAACCGCTCCCGCCTGGCGCGATCAGCTAGACCGCTCCGGCACGTCGTTTAAACGGCCCGTCAGGTACGGGCCTATTTCGCTTTGCCCAGGAGGCATGAACACGCATGGCTGACGACACGACTACGACCACAACCGACACCGGGACCACCACTACGACGGCGCCTACGACCGACGCTCCGGCTACCGACACCGCTACCACCTTCGACGCTAAGTACGTCGGGGAGTTGCGCCAGGAAGCCGCCAAGCATCGGACCGCAGTTAAGGCCGTTCGTGACGAAATGGACGCCTTGAAGGCGTCCCTTGCGAAGGCACTCGGCGTCGGAGACGATAAGACTCAGGACCCGGCCGAGCTTCAAAAGGCGATCGCCGCTAAGGACGCTCAGCTTAGGTCGCTGACGATCGAGGGCAAGGTTCGTTCTCTGGCGTCCAAAGTGGGCGCCGAGGCTGAGGCGTTGCTCGACTCGCGCTCGTTCCTGTCAGCCCTGGCCGACCTCGATACGTCGGCCGCCAACTTCGAGGCGGACGTTACCGCGGCTATTCAGGCCGCGATCAACGCCAACCCAAAGCTGAAGGTCGGACCGGCTCCGGCTACCCGCGGCGGCGCCGAGATCAACGGCGGCAACAACGTGTCTAAGACTTTCAGTCGCGCGCAGTTGCGCGACACGGCTTTCTATCAGGAGAACGAGAAAGACATTCTCGCCGCCTTCAAAGATGGCCGGATCACCGACTAATCATCCTTTAGGAGGAAACCCCGTTGGCTAACGTCACGATCCCTAACGTTAACTTTGTCCCTGAGATTTGGGCGCAGCGCGCGCTTCAGGCCCTCCGGGCAAACATCGTCCTTGCGCGGCTCGTCCAGCGCGACAGCGATTATGCGGCCTTCACTCAGGGCGCTACGCTGCATATCCCGGTCCCCGGTACTTTCGTGTCTAACACGAAGGCCGCCGGTTCCAACGTCACCCTTCAGGTCCCGACCGACAGCCGTATCGACGTGACCCTGAACCAGCACAAGGAAGTTACCTTCCTGATCGAGGATATCCTCAAGGTTCAGTCGAATCAGAACCTTATGGACCGCTACCTGACCAACGCGGTTATCCCGCTGGCTGAGGCCATCGAGAACTACCTGTTCGGTCTGTATGCGTCCTTCACCACGACCCCGATCGGCGCCGGTGCTACCCCTATCACCGCGTCCACCATCCGGACCGCTCGCAAGACGTTCAACGACAACAAGGCTCAGAAGGCCGGTCGTTCGCTGATCGTTACCGACGGCGACGAGGTTTCGATCCTCGGCGATGCCGCCCTGGCGTCGTACTTCGCTTTCGCCAAGCCTGAGACGATTCAGGAGGGCTCGATCGGTCGCGTCTACGGTATCGACGTGTACCAGTCGCAGTTGGTCCCGTTCAGCACCAACAACAAGAACCTTGCCGTCGCTCCCGACGCGCTTATTCTGGCGATGCGTGGTATGCCCGACTCGGGCGCGCCCGGCGTCGATCAGATGAGCGTGTCCGACCCCGTCTCGGGGCTGGCCCTTCGTCAGACCGTCTCGTACAACGCGAACGCGCTCGGTATGCAGGTCACGCTTGACGTTCTGTTCGGCGCGTCCATGCTCCGCGACAAGTCCGGCTTCGTCGTTCTCTCGTAGTCTGTAATGGCAAGACTTGGCAACGCCTACGTTTTGCCGTCGGCCGCTCAGACGGCAACGTTTAACAGTGGTGATCTCGCTCTAGATCAGCAGGCTAACGCCTTGCTGTTTCTCCTGAACGTGTCCGCCATTAGCGGCGCGGGCGCACAGGTAGTCGTGACGATCGACGGCAAGGGGCCGGACGGCGTTTACTACAACCTGTATACGTCCGCTGCCGTGACTACGGTTAGCAAGGTTCAGGCGCATATCGGGCCAACGTTGCCCGTTAACGTCGAGCTTACCCCGTTCGTCCGCGTGACTTTCACGATTACCGGGACTACGCCGAGCCTGACCATGTCGGCTACGGTGGAAGTCGAATC